TAAGATAGCCGTATATCATAAATCGCGAAACATTTCGGGAAACCCAATTAGAGATGAAGTTATACGTACACCTTATTTGCTTGAAAGCTATTACCATAGTGGAACTGCTGGAAATAAAGCTTTTGCGGAAAGTGATTCTCTTTTTGCTGAGCTACAGAACTGTTCAAAAAAATATCATAGTGCCAGAATGGAATTCGAGGCGAGACAAAATGATTATAACTCGTACAAAAAAGTTTTGCAAGATGTATCAAGAAGGGCTAATATTAACTATCACAATCAAGTAAGACTGACAGAGCAATACGCAAACAACAATGGCGTAGATGCCGAAGGGAATCCGATAGTTTTGTCATTACTAACGCCAGCAGAAATACTTGCCCTTCAGCCGTATATACGTGAAGGTGACTGGACAAATGACAATACAATTTTTAGCGAAGATTATGATGAAAAAGATATAATACTAACATTATCAGATGTATATAGTCAAGCTAAAAGCGATATGGATTCCTATATTTCAAAACCCAATTACGATTTTACATTAGACATGGCTAATTGGACTGCGGTACCAGAGATGCAGCAGAATCTCGAAAAGATGCGGGTTGGTCAGACCATGTATATAAACACTGTTGGTAATGAATATGTCATCCCTATATTACTTGAACTGCACATCAACTACAAAGACGACAACGATTTCAAAATGACGTTGACAACGGACTATAACCGCAAGCCGTTACAATTTAGGTTTGCAGATTTATATGGCACTATCACGCAAACAAGCGTTACGGATAGTGCTTTTACATTTAATGAATAGAAAGGAGAGGATTAAGTGAGTTTAACTGTAACTAATCCAAGTTATGACAGGGTTTACACCATGTATGCTTGGCGAGATAATAACAATCGGTTAGTGCTTACACAGGGCGAAGGTGCAACCACACTTGACGGCACCGTAACCCGTATCAAAGCGCCACGGTTTCAGCTCCGCGACGACCAAGGAGTCATGAATCTGAGCGGTTCACCTGTTATCAGTCTTGCACTAACACGTCCCGATAAAAGCGAAGATTTACTTGCGTGTACAATTATCGACGCAGCAAACGGCATCGTCTCCTGCCCTATTACAGCCTCTGCTACGGCTATCGCTGGACAGGCAGTTGGCGAAATCTGGGTTTCATCGACAAATGGTACAATAAAATTTTACGGCGTCCACGCTCTAATTCATAAAGGCGTTTCTGATGATGCGGCTGCTCAAAGTCCACAATTCAGTGCGCTCATTGAGGCGTTGCAACAAGTAGGTTTGGTTATTAGTGGCGGCTCTGAGGGAACTGTTGCTTTAGATACTGTTATTCAGCATAACGGTACTAAACCTGTGGCAAGCGGAATTCTTTATGATTACTTGCAAGGCAACTATCGTCAAATATCTTTTGCTCACGAAAACAATGAGAGTTCATATGATGACGGCGGTGTATATATTGATGATGCTACCGATATTATGAAAATGTATTATGTGAAAAATTCAAATGGAGCAAGAGTTGGTATTCTGTTTTGTGCGCGTACTCCTGGATATAATTATGGCACACAGGTAAAGATAGACGCTTATGGTAATATAACAACCCGCGTAAAAACACAAGAAAGCGGAGAGGCGAATTTTACTTGGAAAAGCTGGACACCTGCTGGAACAACGAGAAACATTCAAGATGGAGCGGTTACAACAGCAAAACTTGCGGATGGCGCAGTAACTTCTGCAAAAATCGGAAGTGGCGAAGTTAAAACAGCTAATGTTAATGATGGGGCTGTTACGACCGCAAAAATCGCAAATAGTGCAGTTACCGCAGGAAAACTTGATTCAAATGCGGTTACTACTCAGAAAATTGCTGATAGTGCTGTAACGGCAGATAAATTAGGCTCATCAGCGGTAACAACTGCAAAAATAAATGACGGTGCGGTAACGGCTGACAAACTTGGCTCATCGGCAGTCACAACGGAAAAGATAAATGACGGTGCGGTAACAAACGGGAAACTTGCGGATGGCGCGGTTACTGAAGGTAAAATAGGTAGTGGCGCGGTAACACAAGATAAAATAGCAAGTTCTGCATATGAAACGACCCCGACAAACGGAAGTTCAAAACTCATAACTTCTGGCGGTGCATATACTTTTGCAAATAGTAATTTTAGAAAATATAAATCTATTACTTCAAGCGAAGTGGATGATGCCATAGACCAACAAACATTATACTCTGTTTATTATCAAGGATTTTTTAGCATTTTGTATTGTGTTGTTGGTTCAAGCAATCGCACTCAATATTTACATAAATCAACGGGAGAGGTTTTATATAGAAGCCAATCTTTATCTGATGCTTGGGGAGATTGGAATGATTGGAAATATGTTGCCTCTCAAAATGTTTATAGGAAATCAAGCCGCCCAACCACAAGTAGTGCAAGCAAATTGTGGGATATACGTTGGTACACAGATAGTTCTTCGGTAGAGCATTGTTATCAATTAACAAGTATCGGTGGTACTTCTGAAAACCCTGTATATAATTGGACTGAAATTGCAACTTCTACATCTCTCGCCAGCCAAGTCGTTGTATTTTCATATACCCTTACGTCAAATGGGTGGAACGCAAACAATGAACAGACAGTAACGAAACCTTCTTCTTATGTGGTTACAAGTGACGTTATCGCAGACGCAGAAATCGGTAGCACAGCCTATAATCAATTATGTGCGGATGGTTGCGGCGGAATCTATATTTCGTCCGAGCGGAGCGGCAGCACTCTTACCCTCACCGCCCACGCCCTCAATAACAAGCCAACCGCCAATGTAACTATTCAAGTTACTCTAACGAAAGTGAGTGATTTGAGTGAATAAGAGAAAAAATATAAGCGTCAATAAAACTACAATTTTATCGGCATTTTACACCTCTATTTTAGAGGGTTTGCGTATGCTAACTTGGAGGTGATTTTGATGGCAAACGTGAAATTATTTGATAAATATGGAAATGAGATAGACCACCTTACTCAATGGGATATGAACGTCACTTTGAAGATTACAGACTTCAATTATGACATCGCGCCCGTTTGTCATTTTGCGAAACGTTATGATAAAGAAGCGATAACCGTTACCTCTACCCTATCCGATAATACTGTATCTGTTGTAGTGCCGAACATTCTGTTAAGCGACGAGAACAAAAGAGCAGAACCAATAAAAATGTATGTATTTTTATATGAGTCTGAGGAAAAATCAGGAAGAACGATTTATGTTATAGATTTGCCGGTCGAAACGAAACCGAAGCCAAACGATTATGAGTATGAAGATAATGTCGAAGTCGTTCAGTTGAGCGAACTGCGGGTTAAACTTGAAGCGTTGATAACAAAAGCCGAGGAAACCATTGATACAAAAATTGATGAGTTAGGCAATTCGTATCAAGCGACAATTACAGAAATCCGCACCGCGATTCAATCCGACGTTGAAAATCTCAATACTCAAATAACCAACGCAAATACAAATCTTATAAAAGAAATTCGTGATAACAATACGCAATTAACTTCCGATATTCAAGCCGCGAAATCTCAGCTCAATTCTGAAATAGAATCCGCCTTAAATACACTTTTGAACGGCATTGAAGATGGTAGTCCTAAAGGTATATTTGCAACTGCCGCTGATTTAACAAATAAACCGAGCGGAATTTACTTAATGGTTAATCCTGAAAGCGCGGATAATGGATATATCTTCTATTGGAGCGGAACTGAATTATCAAATAGGTTGTTATATTATGCTGGAATGGTTATCAATAATGGGTCTGTGACTTATGAAAAACTCGCGGAAGATGTAAAAGGGAAATTTTATCGGTTCTTGGATTATGTATTGCTTGCAAATGATTGGGTAGATGGAAAACAAGTTGTAGACATTTCGGATGATTATACGACAACGGCAAAAACAAAAGTAGATATTGAAATTAGTGAAACAACAAATAATCAAATGCTAAGAGATGATTGTGCCGCGATTTACATTACGACAAATGAAGAAAATGACGGCGAACTTTTAGCGCATTATATTGGTAATCCGCCAACTGCGGATATTACTGTACAATTAAATATAGTCGAAACATATTAACGACATCGTGATTTTTATGAATCGCGGTGTTTTTTATTTCAAAAAGAAAGAAGGTTAAAAATGATTATAGGTAAAATTGCTTATGCAGCATCTCCCTCACAAGAGGATAATCGTGTGTTTGACACACAATCTGCGTTAAATACCTATCTGTCATCTCCTAATGCCAAAGCTGGACAAGGCGTAAAACTTTTGGACTCAACAAGTGGAAGATATAAGGCTTACATTATTCAGGGTACAACTGGTAATTTTACAACTACACCGATGGGCGCGGGAGATTATGTCGGAAATCAGCTCCCTTCTGTTGCGGACGGAGATAGAGATTTAATTTATTTCATTTACAATAGTGCTGATGACATATATCAGCAGTATCGCTTTAATGGAACGAAATATGTTCTTGTTGGCGGAAATTCATATTCTAAAGCACAAACATACACCAAAACTGAGGTCGATAATAAAATTGCCAATAGTGGTTTTATGAAACTTGCAGATGACTCTATTGATAATATTAGAGTTCCCGCCGCAAATTCTGTTCCAGATACAACCTCTGCGGCTTATACCGCTTTAAGTGTTGGGCAAGTGTTTGTGTGCGTTATTGATGAAAAGCAAACTTATTGGATTAAACAAAGTGCTTCTGACTGCATTGACATTAGTAAAAGTGGGCTTAAATTTGATGGCGGAAAAGTTGACGAAGAAGGCTTGTTGCACCTTACGTTAAACGGTGTGGATATTGCTGGATTTGACCCGTTTTACGTTGGAACTGGCGGAAGTGGCGGAGGTGCTGGCATCAACCTTTCAAACGTCGTAAAGTCCACCTCTGTTCGCAATGGTGCTAATGCAATATTTAGTTTTATTGCCACGGAAACAGGCGACCAAGATATTACGGTTAAATGGTACGTTGATAACGTCCTTATTGAAACTCAACCAGACAGGGCAAGCGGCTCAACTTTTAGTTTTAATGCAAAAGATTATTTGAAACCATCAGATACAAGCGTTGTTAAAGCCGCTATTACTTCCGTTGGTGGTGCAAAATTAAACAGACAATGGAATGTTACATCAACAGCATTTTCATTATCTTGGGGTGAGGGAATTAACCCAATTATGCTCCAAACTACAAGTGAAAATGTTTACGTTGTGGTTAAGGTATCTGCGCAAGCAAATTCTGAAAATGTTGTAACACTATCTATTGGAAATTATAGCACTTCAAAAACAGTTACGGGAAGCAGGGATATTACATTTGAGCTTACTCCAAACAAATTTGCGGCTGGTGCAAACGAAATAACTGCGATTATGGCATCAAGTTCAGATTTAAGTGATACTTCTGACCCGATTAGTTATACAGTTATTTGGGGAATTGGAGTCAATGCACCCGTAGTAGCTTTCGCTAAGTCTACACTGAGCGTGTCGCAGTATGATACTGCAATTATCGACTATTTTGTTTACGACCCCGAAAATGAAACGGCATCTTGCACAATGCAATTTGGAAGTGCAACCCCTCGTAGTTTAAGTCCTAACCGTACAATGCAGACAATTCCATATTCGCCGCAAAACTACGGCACGGAGACCGTGACTCTAACTTGTGGCGCAAGTTCAACAACTATGACATTAACTATTGTTAAAAGCGATTATAATATCGGTATGGTTACTGGTGATAACCTTAGATATATTATTGACCCAACTGGTCATAGTAATACAGACGCAGATAAAACAAGTTTTGGTAGCCTAACATTTAGCGCGGGATTTGACTGGGTTAATGGCGGATTCCATACGGACACAGATGGTGCTGCTTTTGTTGTCAAGAAAGGGCATAGAGCAACATTGCCACGCCAAATTTTTGGTGATGCCGATGGTAACGGAAAAACTATTGATTTGTCATTCAAAATTAAGAACAGTGATTTATATGATGCTGTTGCAATGCAGGAATTAAACAATGGTGAAACTAAAGGTTTAATTCTTAGGGCTAATGAAGGTGAATTTAGACTAAATAATGCAGCTGGACAGAAATTTAGGTATTGTGAAGATAATAGAATTGATTTATCAGTGAATGTCGAATCCGTTGTCGGTCAGCGTGTAATGACAGTGTGGCTCGATGGTATTCCAGCTTTGGTAAACCAATACACTGCCGGCACATTGGTTCAAGATGAAAATTCTCTTGTTATTGGGTCAGACCATTGCGATGTGTGGGTTTACGCAATTCGTGTATATAATACTTCTCTATCATTTAAGGATATGATACAGAACTATATTTCTCTTGCTCCAACAATTTTAGGAAAAATTCAAAGATGTCAAGTGAATAGCGTTTATTCTGGCGATGCAATATCTAAAACGTTATTGCACGCAGCTTGTCCAGATTTAACAATAGTAACCATTGAGGCTAACAGAATCCCTGGTGGAAAAGATAAATCTGATTATGTTGATGCTTTGGTGACTATTCAAGATGGTTCAACTACATTGTCTTTGGGTAGCGGAACAAGGTATAGATTACAAGGTACTTCGTCTCTAAATAAGATACGCTCGGCTGGTAACTTGGATATAGATTTTTCAAAAACGGATAAAACATATAAAATTTCAGAAAGCTCTATTCCAGTTTCATATCTAAATATAAAAGTTAATGTTGCCTCATCCGAAAATGCAAATAATGTGTGTGCCGCAGATGAATACAATGCACGTCAACCTTATATTGTACCTGCGAGAGCTACTGCCGGAGTTAGAGATACTATTGAAGGTAAGCCTTGCGCTGTATTCTTTACTAATTCAAGTGAAAATACAGTTTGGGCTGGCTCGCAACAAGTGCCATCACAGGCAACAATTTTGTATGCAATGGGCGATATTTGTAATAGTAAAAAGAACCTTGAAGTCTTTGGTCAGGATGGAGAAGGTGAACATTACGCTAAAGGTTGTATTGAAGTATCTGGTAATGATACAATGGCTCAACAATTTAGAGCAACTTCAACTTATAATCCGACAGATGATGAATGGCAAACAACCGTTATTGAGGATGGAAAAACTGTAATTAAGAAAGACTATGAGTGGAGAGCTGAACCAAAGGATGAGGATTATACCGAAGTTATTAATGCTTGGAACGATGCGGTGGCTTGGGTAGTATCAACAAATATGGCGGCTGCTACAAATGATACTCTTAGCCCTTCTGTTACTTATGATAATGTAGAATATACTACTGATTCTGCGGAATATAGATTGGCGAAGTTTAAAAATGAAGTTGGCAACTATTTTGCTTTGACCTCCTTATTGTATCATTTCTTATATTTAGAGTTCTTTGCCGCACTCGATAATGTATCTAAGAATACATTCTATTCATATGAGTATGACACAACGGCTAATAAATATTTGTGGAATATTTGTAAGAACTATGATGATGATACAATTCTTGGTTGCGACAATGACGGAAAACCGCTTGTTGACTATGGCGTTGATTTTGGAGAGATTGTGTCTGGTCGTTCACCATTTAATGCAGAAAGTAATACTATTTGGGTAAATATTCAACAGGTTTTTACAAATGAATTAAGCGACTTATATAAAGATTTGCGTGGTAAGAAGGCATTTGATGCAAACTTAATTATTAGCAAATGGGACAATTATCAAGCGAAAAGACCTCACGCGGCTATGGCTGCCGATGCTTATAATAAATATATTCTTCCATATAAAACAACAGGAGTTATTGTCGGAAACGACACAGAACCAAAGGGATATGATGATACATACCTTAGTAGTTTGCAAGGGTCAAAAACATATCCGAGAAAACAATTTTTAACTTATCAATCAAAATATATGGATGGTAAGTACGGATATTATATTCCTGGTTCTGCAATCACTTTAAGAGCAAATGCTACTGTTGGGACAACAGAGAATATTACTGTTAAAGCATATGCTAAAACCTATGTGACTCTTGTTGTTGATAATGGTACAAAAGTTTCTCATAAAATTGCAAAAGGTGGCACGGCAGTATTTGCAAACACATCAGTACACTCAAACGCTACTATCTATTTTACTCCTGAGAGTTTAATAGAATACGTTGCTCCACTTGCAACGACAAATGCAACAACATTTACTGCGGCAGGTGCAAATAAATTAAGCAGTGTAGAACTTGGCGATGGAGAAAATACAAATACATCTTGGGATGCAAACACGGGGCTTACAATCCCATCCGAAGTATTAAAAACACTATCTATTCGTAATTTGACTAATTTTTCGCAAAATCTTAACTTGTCGGCTAATGCGGAACTTGAATCCCTTGATACAAGAGGTACAAATGCCGGAATTATTACTTTGCCATCATATGCACCCCTTGAAACTATTAATCTTAACTCTTGCACTGGTATTAAAGCATTTAATCTCAACAATGTTGAAACATTCACAATGGAAAGTGGAAGTAATTTAATAGACGTTCGTGTGGAAAATTGCAACAATACTTTCTGTAACGCGCTTATTCCGTATTTGACAAATGCGACCAATTCAAGCAGTTTGGCTACTCGTAGAATACGAATGATAGGAGTTAATTGGACTTTGACTAATGCGCAACTATTATTGAACATTGCTGATAAGTGGAAGGGTTACAATAATTTGGGAGATGAGATAAATAATCCTGTTATTGAGGGAACAGTTACAATTAATTCTATTACGCAAAGAGCGTTAGATACATTGGAAAATACTTTTGGTGCTGGATTAACTATTATTCCTAAAAGAATTATTACGGAATATGAAATCACTTATCAAAACTATGATGGTACGCTATTAGGAACTGATTATGTTCAAGAAGGTTATACAATTACAGACCCGTTCACGCAAGGATTATTTGAAACACCGACTAAGCCAAGCACTTTATCGTCAGACTTTACATTTGATGATTGGGATAATCCAATTACTGGTGCTATTTGGGAAAATAAGACTTTCACGGCGACCTATACTGAAACAGCAAGAGAATACACTGTGAAATTTGTAGTCATTGATAATAATGACGTAGAACACGAGAATTATTCTACTACCGCAAGTTATGGTGGAACAACTCAATGGGCTGGAACGATTACTCCAACCACGGAGGCTTTATCTGAGGCTTCATTCCCGATTTTCAGAGATTGGAAGTGCGGTAGCTCATACTTTGATTTAAGAGAAACATTTGAGATTACACAGGCTTTGGCAACTCCGTTTGTATCGACTGGAATAATTAAGTTAGAAGCACGTTTCTCTCAATGTGGATTACCCGCGAAAGTGGCAGATAAAACACAATATGATTATCTATGGACTAATGATACTGAAAACTTT